GGTGCTGCGTAACCTGGGGATAAACTCGCCTAGCCCGATCCGGTATTTCTATGATTGGCCTAGTCGATACCCGTCGCCGTTCGACCATCAAGTGACCACCGCCGAGTTCTTCACCCTATACAACCGAGCTATCTGCCTGAACGACATGGGCTTGGGCAAGAGCTTGAGCGCCTTGTGGGCTGCGGACTACATGATGAAGCTCGGTGTTATCCAGAAGGGCATCATCGTCTGCCCCAAGTCCACGATGGACAGCGTGTGGGACGACGAGATCAATAAGCACTTCCTCGGCCGGCGTACCTGCGTGGTGCTGCACGGCTCCCGCGAGCGCAGGCTCAAGCTGCTGGCGCAGAAGGCCGACTTCTACATCATCAACCACGACGGGATCAAGGTGATCTCCGACGAGCTGGCCAAGCGTACCGACATCAACCTCTGGTTGTACGACGAGGCCAGTGCGGTGCGTAACCCGCAGAGCCAGCGCCACAAGATGTTCGCAAAGCTGGTACGCCCTACCGACTGGATGTGGCTGATGACCGGCACGCCTTGCCCCAAGGAGCCGACCGACGTGTGGGGTCTGGCCAAGCTGCTAGGCAGCAAGAAGATCCCGCACTACTTCTCAGCGTTCAAGAACCAGCTCATGCAGCAGATCACGCAATACAAGTGGGTGCCCAAGGAGGGCGCGTTCGAGCAAGCATACGAGGTGTTGTCCCCGAGCATCCGGTTCAAGAAGTCCGACTGCTTGGACCTGCCGCCAGTGACGTTCACCACGCTGATGGCCGAGATGTCGCCCGAGCAGAAGCACGCATATGAGGCTATGCGCAAGGAGCTGGTAGCGGACATCGGCGGCGCCCAGGTAACCGCAGCGCACGCGGCGACCAAGATGCAGAAGTTGTTGCAGATCAGCCTCGGCGTCGTGCTGGATGAGTTCGGCGACGGGCATAGCCTCGACGCCAGTGACAGACTCAACGTCTGTGCGGAGCTGATCGAGGACTCGCAGAACAACGCGATCGTGTTCGTACCGTACACCAAGACGTTGGACATGGTAGCTGCGCACCTACGCAAACAAGGCCACCATGTCGAGGTGGTAGACGGGCGCGTATCGAAGACTGAGCGCAAGCGCATATTCGACGAGTTCCAGAACGCACCAGGTCGGCGTGTGTTGGTAGCGCACCCGGCCACCACGGCCCACGGCCTGACGCTGACCCGTGCGGACCTGACTATCTGGTACGGCCCGATCACTGACTTGGAGATTTTCGAGCAGGCCAACAACCGCATGGACCGCCCCGGCCAGAAGAACACCATGACCGTAGCCTGTATCGCCGCCAACGCGCTGGAGCTGGAGCTATACTCGGCGCTCAAGGGCAAGCAGGCTATGCAGAACACTATCCTCGCGATGTTCAAGAGTGAATTAGGTCTGCCTAACACTTGACACACATGCGTACACCCTTATACTGACCAACATCAGAGCGCGGTGCTCTGAATAACCCGGAGAAACAAACCATGAGTTATGACACTACTGGCGACACCTACGTTGAATTTCAGCGGCCTGCCCCCCTACTGCCGGCTGAGACTGCAGCCCCTACTACCTTTGACAACGCGGCTGGTGATATGAGCGACGCGCTGGATCTTCTGCAGCGCCGGCTCGACGCGCTTATGTCCCGCCTCACCCCCATCCGTCGTAAACCTGTACCGCAGGCACCTACCTGTGGACAGCCGGTGCCGCCAAAACCGTTTGATGACCGCAGCCCGGTGGTATCCACCGTGTCCAGTTGGGAGCGCACAATCGGCGCTATGGCCGATAAGATCCTCGACATCCAAAACCAACTGGATATCTGACCATGACTGACATCAACGCCATCGTCGCCCACTACATCACCCTGCGTGACCACAAGGCCAAGCTCGACGCAGAGCACAAGGCCCGTGTGGGTGAGATCGACGCGCAGATGAAGAACGCTGAGAACTTCCTGCTCGACCACATGAACAGCACCAACCAGCGCAACGCTGGGTTCACCAACGGTACGGTGATCATCAGCGACAAGGTGCTGCCGTCCTTCGAGGACAAGAACACCACCATGCAGTTCATCAAGGAGACTGACAACATGGGTCTGCTGTCTGTACGACTCAGCTCCACCGCGGTCAAAGAGTTCATGGAGAACAACAACGGCCAGTTGCCGCCAGGCGTCAAGGTCATCACTGAACGATCCGTGTCTATCCGTCGCAAATAAGGAACCAAGAAACCATGAGCCAGATGATCCCAGCCCAACAGTCCGCACTCCCGGCGCACCTGCAGCATATCGCCCACAGCGCGGGTGACAACCTCATCGCCGCGTCCGGCACCGGTGGTGGCCAAGCAGTCGATCACATCTCCATCAAGGGCGGTCGCTTCCACATCGTCCGTAACGGCCAGCAACCCGTCACCCTGCAGTTGTTCGAGCTGAACGTGGTTATCGTCCACGCCAACCCTGGTATGACCAAGGCGTTGTTCGAGGGAGCGTGGAACCCAGACGCTGACGCCGAAGCGCCTATCTGCTCGTCCGACGATGGCGTGACGCCGCGGGCTGACAGCGAGAAGCCTCAGTGTGGCACCTGCGCAGCCTGCCCACAGAACCAGTTTGGCAGCAAGATCAACCCGCAGACCCAGAAGGCTGGCAAGGCGTGTCAAGACAAGAAGACCGTCGCGGTCGTCACACCGGGCTCCGAGGGCGGTGAGATGTTGCGCCTCCAGATCCCCGCTGCCAGCCTCAAGGAGTTCGGCGCGTACTTACGTAGCCTCCCGGTGAAATACTGCTACGTGGTCACGCAGATCACATTCGATACCACCGTGTCGTACCCCAAGCTGCTGTTCAAGCCGCTCAGCTACGTCAGCGCCGAGGGTGTTGCCGCCATCGACGCACGCCACGACTCGCAGGACGCCAAGGCCATGGCCGGTGTGGCTGGGTTCACCCCGATGGGTGTGCCTGCCGTAGCTGCACCGCTGGCGTTGGGTGCTCCGCCTGCCCACGTCCAGCAACAGGCGCCTGCGCAGCAAGCCGCACCGGTACCACCGACCAAGACGCCGGAGCAGCTCCAGATGGAGCAGTTGCAAGCTCAGTTGGCCGCAGCCCAACAGGCCATCGCCGCGCAGCAAGCTCCCGTACAACAGCCGGCGGTGCAGCAACAAGCACCAGCAGAAGGCGGCTTTGGTCAGCCGCCGGTAGTCCAACCGCTGTCGGACACCCCGGCCCCGCAAGACCCCAACGTGGCAGCTATCTTCGGCGGTCAGACGCAACAGCCGGCGCAGCAACAAACTCCTGCCCAGCAGCAGGCCGCACCGCAAGGTAACGTCCACCCGTCGGGTCGTGAGTACGGCAAGCCGTCGCCGGGCAAGCAGCGTCGCACCAAGGTCGAGATGGCCGAGGACGCCGCGGTTGGTGTGGGTCAAGCCGCCGGTGAGACTTCGGGGGAAGACAACACTCCGGAACCGGTACAACCGCAGCAGCCCACGAAGACCCCGGAACAGGTCCAGATGGAAGCTCAGTTGGCGGCCCTGCAAGCGCAACTGGCTGCAGCTCAGCAGCAAGCCCCCATGCAACAGGCACCGGTAGAAGCGGGTTTCGGCCAAGCGCCGCAGCAAGCACAGCAACCCATTCAGCAGCCGGCTAACCAGCCGCAGGTGATGTCTGGTGCAGTTGTGGATGCGTTCGCTGGCTGGGACGACTAAGATGGTCGGGGGCTTCACAGCCCCCGCCTCACTACCGGAGCTATGAATATGCTGTCTAAAGAAGAAATCCAAGAGTTCCTGGCGCTGCTACTGGCGTTCAGTATCACCACGCAATCCAGTGTTCGCGGTCTCGCTACCCTGTTCGACATCGCCCCCGGCACAGCGGCTCGTTGGTTGCGTGCGGCCCGCGGCAAGGGCGGTGTGGACCGTCTGTTCTACGTCAACACCGATAGTATCCGCCGCGCCATTCTGTCCATGAACCTGTACGACTCCAAGCACCAAGCCTACCGGCGCATCGCCAGCATCGACGATGTGGGTCAGCGCAGCACCGCACTGAAAGCCCTGCTGCTCAAAACCCAATAACAAGCCGAAGTAGGAGGCGTCTGTGGATACGCTTAGTTTTATGCGCCTCATCTGGCCGGAGGCTGGCATCTATTTGCTGGCAGTACCCGCCAAGTTCAACAAGGACGGCAAGGACGTACAGTTCTTCCGCCACACCGCGTACAACTCTATCGATGCCGCCAGCACCGCGGCTATCGCTATGGCCTGCGATCGGGAGATGCCGGTCAACGTATTCTTCGCACTGGCAACGGTACGCAACGACTACACCAAGATGAACAAGGCTCAGCGCGACGAAGCCGAGATCAAGGTCCGTGGTCGCCACAAGTCCGGCGCCGACAACACCGATCAGGTGAAGGCGTTCTGGCTCGACCTGGATGTGAAGGCGGACCCCAACGCCTACGCCACGCAGAACGAAGCTGGCTTAGCCCTGCGTGACTTCTGCCGGTCCATGTCGCTACCCAAGCCCCTGGTCGTCAGCTCCGGCGGCGGTCTGCACGCCTACTGGCCACTCACCACGGCCATCGACGGTGAGACGTGGCACGCCCACGCCGCTATCCTCAAGGCACTCACCGAATCCTGGGGGCTACGCGCTGACCCATCGCGTACCGCGGACGTTGCGTCTATCCTGCGCCCGGTTGGCACATACAACTGGAAGACGGCCAGCCCACGCCCGGTGGAGGTTATCGTTCAGGCCGCGCCCGTCGATACCCAGACCATGCTCCAGAAGCTCCAGTCGCTGCAGCAGTCCACGCAGGTGGTTATCCCTGAGCGCCGCGACTACTCAGCCCCCACCAGCTCGTTGGGCGCTGTGCCCGAGCACCTGCGCGGCTCCGCGGAGATAAACGTCGAGGCTGCATACGGTGCAGGCCAGGCCCAGCCGCTCGCCAGAGAGATCGTACAGCGCTGCCGGCAGCTCATGTGGCAGATGGAGAACCCGCAGCTCGTAACTGAGCCGCAGTGGTACGCCATGATTGGCTGCATGAGGTTCACGGACAAAGGGTTCAAGGCGATCCACAACCTGAGTGCCAAGCACCCCAGCTACAGCGAGCAGGCAACCAACGACAAGATAGCTCAGCACGAGGGTAGCGGCACCGGTCCAACCCTGTGCCAGACGTTCCGCAACCACAACCCGAGCGGCTGCGATGGCTGCCCGATGCGCGATACCATCAAGACTCCGGTATCGACGGTGCGCGTGCTGGAGGAAGCACCGCTCGCTGTTGTCCAAGTAGAGACAGAATCGGGCATAGTGTCTATGGAGATGCCGCCGCCGCCGTTTCCATTCAAGCGGGTTATAGCCCCCGGCTGTGACGCAGGGCGCATCGCCATCCACGTAGAAGACGACGATGGCCCCGCAAAAGATGAGGTCATCTACGACTACGACATCTACCCGGTGAAGCTGAACTGGGACGAGCGCGACAGTGCGTACTACGTCGCCGTCCGTAGCTGGCTGCCACATGAAGGTTGGCAGGAGTATCAGATACCCGCCGGTAAGTTCTTCGACCGCCGCAACCTGGCACAGACGCTAGGGTCTATGGGGGTCATGGTCAATCCGGAGAAAGTAGAGGAGTTGGTGCGCTATATGGTCGCTTATATTCGAGAGCTTCAGAAGCTGTCCGCAGCGGCGACTGTGTACGCACAGCTCGGCTGGCGCGAGGACAAGAACATCTTCGTGCTGCCCGACCGGGTGGTTACGCCTCAGGGCGCCAAGCCGATCGAGCCTAGCCCCAACATCCAGAACGCTCTGGGCTGGGTGCAGCCGGCCGGTGATCTGGAGGTGTGGAAACAGGTCGTGTCTATCTACAACCGCCCAGGACTTGAGGCGCTGCTGTTCGGCTTCGGGGTCGGGTTCGCTGCGCCGCTGTTCCGCTTCACCAACTTCGACGGCGCAGTAGTGTCGATGGTCGGTAGCCGCGGTACTGGCAAGTCATCCTCGGCCCTGTGCGCCAACTCTATCTGGGGCCACAAGAAGATGGGCTGGATGGACATCGAGCAGGACACATGGAAGGCGTTCTACGGCAAGCTGGGCGTGCTCAACAACATCGTCGCCACGTTCGACGAGATCACCAACCTACCCGGCGACGTGATGTCGAAGCTGGCCTACACCATCACCAAGGGCCAAGGGCGCCAGCGCTTGCAGCAGAACGGCCAAGCGCAGGAGAACTACGGCAACTGGAACACCATGATGCTGACCACCTCCAACGCCAGCCTGCACTCCCGGCTCGCTGCGGTGAAGGCCGACTCCAGCGCTGAGGCCAGCCGGATCTTCGAGTACATGGTCCCCGCCGGCACACTGGCTAAGCGCGAAGCTGACGATGCGTTTGACAAGCTGAATGACAACTTCGGCCTAGCTGGCCCGGTTTATGCACAGTACATCGTGACCAACCGCGACCTGGTGCGTGACCGGGTACGCCACTGGATACGCGAGATCGACTTGCTGTCCGGCACTGGTAGCTCGGAACGGTTCTGGTCGGCTGTGGCTGCCGCTGTGCTGAGTGGGTTCGAGGCGGCCAACGCCTGTGGGTTGACCAACGCCAACATCAATGCGCTGCGCGACTTCGCTGTCCAGCAGATCCACAACATGCGTGGCACTGTGACCGAGCAGGTACGCACCCCAGAGTCCATGATCGCCGACTACATCAACAACAACCTACGGTCCATGCTGGTGCTCAACAGCGACCCTGTGGGCAAGACGCTGGCGCAAGTCACCATCGAGCCTACCAGCGACAAGCTGCGCATCCGGTTGGAGCGGCACCTCGGCCGGCTGTACATCGACAGGGCCGACTTCCGCCGGTTCTGCGCCGAGCGAAACGCCGACCCGAAACAGATCCAAGACTCGCTGCGTGAGTCTGGTGTGTTGGTGGCCGACGGCACGCGCATGGTCTTGGGCAAAGGCACCAGGTACAGCGGCGCGCAGTCGTACTGCTGGTTGCTGGACTTCAACAACCCGGCGCTGTCCGGTGTTGCTGGGGTGGTGCAGGTGGTTGAAGATTCTGGACAACAGGAGGAAGCGGTATGAAACGGGTTCTTATCGGCTATTCCGCCTGCCCCCTGACACGGGCCGCGTTTGAGGCGCAGGGCTGCGACGTGTGGACGTGCGATCTATTACCGGCGCGGGACAACTCGCCAAAGCATATCCAAGGTGACATCTGGCAGACGGCGCTGACCCAGCCGTGGGACTTCGCTGTGCTACACCCGATGTGCACTTACCTGACAGTGAGCGCAGCATGGGCCTACGGAGATGGCCCCTACCACCAGAAGGTCAAGCCCGGTACGTTGGTTGGCGCGGCGCGGCGTGCGGCCCGCGACGAGGCTTTGGAGAACTTCCGGCGACTACTGGCCCTGCCGTTCCCGGTCGCTATCGAGAACCCCGGCACGTCTTTCGTCAGCAAGGCTATCCGCAAACCGTCACAGATCATCCAGCCATGGCAGTTCGGCGATGATGCGAGCAAGGCTACTGGGTTCTGGCTGAGCGATGGTGTTCCGCTGCTCAGGAGCACGCAGCACGTTCAGCCTCGTGTCGCCAACGGGAAATATCGATGGGCCAATCAGACCGATAGCGGCCAGAACCGCCTGAGTCCTAGCGCCACCCGCTGGCTAGAGCGGTCTGCGACCTACCCAGGGATCGCCGCCGCTATGGGTGCACAGTGGGGTGCTCGACTATGTGGCTAACCCCCCACGCCCGCGCAAGGTGGCAGCAGCGATGCAGCCACCTAGACCTCGATACTGAGTTCGACGCCTCCAAGCGCGCCAGCAAGGCTATGATTAACCGGCTCAGGAGGGGCTGGGAGCGGTCCCAGGGCGTCGGTACATGGCCAGCGCACTACGACTACCTCGTGTCGCCTGGCGGCGCGGTGTTCATCGCCTGCGACGGAGTGGTCATCACTGTCATGCGCACCAAGGATGTGAAGCAGTGGGACAACCGGACCGCCGCAGACGATCGTCTGCGGCGTAGGCACGCGATAGTTTAGACCGGGGTCGGTTTGATCCCGATGAGGTTGGCGCTGACACCGATGGTGGCCGGCGCCAGTGGGTTGCCGATGTAGTGCACTGGTGTGTTGCTCGGCTCCCGCGACACCCACGTCACGTTGCTCAGCTCGTTGATGGCGAATATACCGTCACCGCGATCTGCGGCGGCACTCGTCGTGCTAGCAGTTACCAACAGCCTACCGTGGCTGGTCAATACCCCGAACTCGTCTACCGTGCCTTGCTCGAAACACGAGAGGGTGAACCTGGTGGCAGTAATATACCCAAGGAGCGCAGACGACAACTGCACCAGCGCGCCAGTGGCCACATTGAACAACCCAACGCGCAGTTCGTGGACCGCGGACGTGTAGTCCGATTTCGGGGAGAGCAGCACGGCCAGTACACCCGGCGCGTATTGACAGAACGGAGCCGGCAGGTCTATCGCGTAGCGTGGCTCGGCAGCTTGTAACGTATCCGTGGCGTACCCCATGCGACCGTCCGTAGGCGCTGGTGAGCCACCGACCGCGCCGGTAGTCAACGAGAACAGCACCGGGTAGTAATCACCCACCGCCAAGGGCACCTCCGCACCAGTGCTGCTGACCACTACGTAGTCCAGATCAGCCAAGCGCGTGTACGCGTCGAACTCGGCCAGTACCTTGCGCTCTAGCTCACCTTGCACTCGGGGTGTAGTCGGCGTCTCCGGGGTATCTGGTTCTGCGGGCAATACCTCGTAGTTGTGCGTGCGCTTGGTGCACACCAACCGCGGCGCACCGGCGAACGTGTTCAGCCCCAAGTACGGTCGATAGTTGACCCGCTCCAGTTCGCCGAACCACGTTGGGTCGTATATAGAGTGCGTGAACTGATGTAGTGGTGTATAGGTCAGGCCGCCGGTGGCGTCTATGGCCACCGCATAGGTGCTGAACTTGAGCGCCTGCGCCGCCGGTACGCTGAACGTATTGTAAGTTGGCGCGGAAGGGTCGCCGATCCACCCCTCCGCGTCGAAGTTGGCTGCGGTTCTGCCGGCGGCCACTTGTACGATGAGTATGGACGCCTCGGGGGCTTCTATCGCGTACCCAGCGTTCGCTGCCCACAACCGGCTTATGGCTGCGTCGGGCAGCGTGAAGCTACCGTCGCTAGCTGATCGCCCGTGGGGGAACCCATTGGTATTGGCCCAAACAGGGAATGTGTAGCCGGGTGCTACGTCAGCCTCAGCAGGCACGGACTGCGGAGCGTCTCCTGCAGGTACTGTGTCAGCACTTACATCGGACTGCCACGCGGCGGCCCCCACATACCTTGGCTCGGCACCCGCACCACCATCAGCGATGTTGTAACCAACCAGCGCAAGCCTACGACGAGGCTCACCCTGTGTGTCCAGCGCAGCGCTGGCTATACCACGCAGTGGCCCCCACTCAAGGCACGCGGCGGCTCGTGATATTAGGTCATCTGCAGTGCCACCCAACACCTCGCGTGCGAACTCCACAGCGCCTATCCCACCCGGTCTACCAACAGGTGCGTCACCGCTCACCGCAGGGCGCCCTGCCCCTGGGGCTACTTCTTCTAGCCTGGTTGATCTGGTGTACGCATTGGTTCGCGTAACCAGCAGCGACCGGATGTGCGGCGTGGTGCTGTTGTCCAGTGTCGGACAAACAGGAACTAAGAACGCGGACGGGTACACATAGTACTGCCCCACAGTAGCGTTGAGTGCGTTGCGCTGGGTATCCCACGGGGGGAGCATACCTATAGCCACCCTCCCTGACCCCAAAGCAACGCCGAATTTAGGGTCGTCGGTCAGGGTCGGAACAGGCAGCCCGACTTCTGAGCTGAACGTAGGCTTGGTAATCGCGTTCAACAGCGGGCCGTAGTTGGCATCTACGCTCGGTAGGTAGTAGTCGCTACCCGCGTTGAGCCCACCAAACGGTCCACCCAGGAGCGGAGGAACCTCTATCGCGGTAACGATAGCTGAACCGCCTGCTGCGTTTGCCCGGAGGATAAACAGCTCGTGAATCTCGTTGATAACCGCGGCCTTGCGCGTCTTCTGCCCAAGGTCTATCGCCCGCTTACGCAGGTACACAGCCGCTACGCTGAGCGGCCGGAATGCTGTAGGTATCACACCGTCTCCACGGTGCGGATGCGGTTAGTCCAGAACGCGGACGGGTCTGGTGGTACAACCACACCAGAGAACGCCACACCATGCACTATGCCGACAGGCAGCGTATCTGGGTCTGCGATCTTATTAAAACCATCCGTGTCGTAAATGGTGATGTATGGCGCAGTGTTGTGCCCAACAGCAAGGTGCGTGCCGTCCAAGCTGAACATCGCCGCCCAACCGGACCCCGAAGGGAGCACGGCCGGGTCGGATAATTTACTCCAATCCGATGTATCGAAAATGGAGATATATGGCGAGGCGTTATGGGCAACAGCCAGCAATGACCCGGACGGGTTGAACGGAGTTGCACGCCCCGACCCCACTGGAACCGTGAGCGCGGTGGCCGCAGTTTCCCACGCGGCGGTATCAAACGCTGCCGCGTACGGACTGAACCCGAACCCGGCTGCGGCACGAGTCCCGGCTGGGTTGAACGACACGGCGCGCGAATCACCACTTCCGCCTGTGCCGGCCACAGGCTGGTCGCTCCAGTCTGCGGTGTTGTACCGCCGAATGTTATTGTGCGCCCCACCTGAGATTGCGACCAGCAGCGTGCCGCCATCCGGGCTAAATGCCACCGAGAACGCCTCAGCGGGGGGGAGGACCGCCGGGTTAGGCAGCTTTGTCCAATCAACGGTGCTGTAGATAGTTATGCGCGGGAATGAGTTATGTGCCACAGCCAGTAGCGACCCATCAGGGCTGAACGCCACCCCATTCGCTAGTGTCCCTGCCGGCAGTATGGACGGGCTGGGTAGGGCGCTCCAGTCCTCGGTGTTATACAGCGTGAGTCGGTCGCCCCCGGAGTGCGCGATAGCCAGCAACGTGCTATCCGGGTTGAACGCGGCCCCGCGCGCTGTGGACGGCGGGAGCACCGCCGGGTCCGGTATCTTGGCCCACGTGTCCGTGTCGTATATTAGTAGGAACGGCGCGCTCGCCGACGCAACAGCCAAATAACTCGCCATACCTACCTCGCTACCAAAACGGGTTTTGTATTCATATCAAATGGTCTCGATCTCAGCAGTGAGAGAGCCGCCAGCTACGCTGGCTTGTGCTGCCACGTTGGCGAACGAGCTGACCGCCTGGCCCAAGGCACTAGCGGTGGCCCCGAAGTGGCCCTCGTGCGACAGACGGTTGCGGTCCACATCGATGTCCACACCAGCGTCAGCCGTCGCCGCCCGCAGTGTCAGCTCTTGGAAGGCGATCTCCACATTGTAGTAGCTGCTCAGCGCCGAGTAGAACGCGCTCATGGCCTGCGCCCTGATGCGCGCCCGCTCGATGTCCTTGTCTGGCAGGGATACCCACAGCCGGTAGAAGTCAGCCATCGCGGACATGACGCCCAGCTTGATCTGCGTGGCGAGTTGCAGCGCTACCTTGAGCAGATCCACCTTGATGTCTGCGTCCTTCATAGCCTGGTCACGGTTCACATCCAGCACTACGTCGGTGGCCTTGCGTTCAGCCCCCGCGATGAGGTCAACCATAGCCCCCGACGGCAGGGTGAACCCACGCGCTGAGAACGCGGCGTTGAGTGTGGCAGTCTCGCTGTTGGCTGTGCGGTACGCCCGGTCACGGGCTTGGTTCCACACCTGTTCGAAGACAGTCTTGTCTACGCCGAACGGACGCGAGCCGCTGATGATGGCGCAGAGGGTTTCTTCCGGCTGGGTCTTGAAGCACCCATTGATCTCCGGGAAGTACTTTGCGATCCACTCGTCCGCCTGTTCGTTCAGCCACAGCAGGTTCTCCTGGGTGGTATCGCCTTCGGTGAACAGGTCGCTGAGCTGCGGCGGCGCGTCCAAGACGGGCTTGGTCAGCGTCACGTCGAAGTTCGGCTCACGCAGCGGCTGCTTAGGCGGCAACGAGTAGATCCGCGAAGCGTTGTTGGATGCTTGGTTCAGGGCGTCCGTGGCTGTCGCCTGCAAGAACGCCGTCGTGTCGTCGTAAGCCATACCTACCTCGATGTCCAGCGGCGCGATGACACGCCTACTTGAATTTCAACCAAGTCCAGCTCGAACTCAGTAGCGTCGACGATCTCCAGCGACACGTTCCACAGCCTGGCGTTGACCCCCCCGGCTGGCTTAGCCCGCATCATATCGCCCCGAGGCACTACGCGATACAGTCGGCTGCTGGTGCCAGACTCCATACGAGCGTACAGCTCACCGTCGGTAGCCACACCCAAGTAGATAGCCTCTACCGACTTGACTGTGGATGCACCGAAGTCGGTAGTACCGAAGTCCACATAGGCGTTGAGGCTGGTGCCGTCGTCGTCACCGGCGCGAGCGCGGTACACACCATCGGTCTTGGCACCATACAGGGTCTGACCAACAGACGCGAACGCCGTGAAGTTGAACCCGCTGTAGTTCGTCAGTGCACTGGTCAGCACGTTCACCGCATACTGCGCAGGCTCAGCACCGATCAGCCGGCCGGCAGCGCTAGTCTCTTGGCTATCAATCAGGTTGCTGATGTCGTTGCCCAGCAACAGGGACATGGCGATAACAGCCTCGATCGCCTGCGTGGCAGTCACGCTGTCCGACAGCATGAGGGAATCGTAGATAGCGTCTTCGATGATAATCACGTCGTCGAAGAAATCGCCCACATCCAGCGAGCTGGTGATGGAGCCAAGCTGTACGTCTTGCGCGAGGAAGAAGTCACCTAGCAGAGCCACGTCGTTGGAGTACGTCTCGCCTGGTTGCGGCCAGCCGGAGTCTGCGTAGCCGCGCATTGCGCCAAGCGTACCGAACGCCTCGGCGTATGGGCCTTCGGACGCCCAGCCACCCAATGCGCCGAGGGTAGCAACGACTGTGCCAACTTCGCCGGTGAGACCGAGACTGGCACCTACCAGTGGCGCTAGTGCGCCTACGCCGAAGATCAGGCTGACCTGTGGGTATCCGCCTTCCGCCGTACCCGTCAGGGCTTGGAGCGACCCACCACCGTAGTTGTACACGCCCTCGGATGCTACACCGCTCAGGGCTTGGAGCGCACCCGACGCACTGACCACAAGGATAACGCCCGCCTCACCGGACAGCGCCCCCAGCGTGCCGTATGCAGCGGCGTATGACGGGGTCTCAGACGCTTCACCCTGCATAGCCCCCAGGGTGCCGTATGCCTCAGCGTACTCGGCGCCTTCGTAACCGTGGCCGTCCATAGCTGCAAGGGAGCCCACGGCGTCTATCGAGCTTACACCTGCGTACTCCCGACCGTAACCGTGGCCATCCATAGCCGCCAACGACCCGTTGGCGGTGCCAGAGAACTCGAGCAGTGTCAGGGTGGGGTTGTCCACGAACTCGCCGCTAGCGTACATCGCAGCGTCGAGGAACCGCGCGCCGGCTGCGGGGGTCAAGCTCTCGTAAGACCAGCCTGGGCCGGAGTACGTGACGGTCAACCCTACGCGCTGGATGCGATACACGTTGTCGTAGTCGTGCGCCACTGGCGCCGTGTGAACAACGACGCCGCTCTCCATGATGTCGAGGGTGGTGCTGTGCGCGTAGACCGCGTGGGTTGGCTCGCTTGGGAGGGTGGTAACATCTGTGGTAGACAGACCAACCACAGTGCCTGATGGCACGTCACGGATCTGGAACTCGAAGTACCCGTCGTTATCGAGCTGGTCAACACTGCGGGCGCCGCCGTTCCACCCAGTAATAGCGGTGTAGGTCGTGGTCGCCAAGGTGCCACGGATCTCGGGCTGCGCGGGGAAGCACAGCTCAATGTACTTGGTTGACGGGTTTACATATCCTGTAGACGGACCGTCTATGCGTACCAAATCCCCGTTTTCGTCCAACACATACACAGTGTCGAACGTCTGATACCCAGGTACTGTGTAAGCCACCTGGATGCAGTAACCCGGAACGTAAGGCTGGTATGGCGTACCCGGCGTGTAGCGGACTTCCGCCAGCTTTTTTAGCCGGTTGGCCATGGGGTTTCTCCGTTACGAGGTAGGCATAGTGATCGACAAGAAGTCTACCACCTGAACAGCAGAAGCGGTCAGCGCCACGCTCGACAGATTGAGGAACTTGCCCGCCACACCCACATCGCCCTGCACACGTACTTCGGTCGAGCTGGAGGCGCCGGTGTCGGAGGCCAGCTCCAGACGGCAGAACGATGCCGTACCAGACGCAGCGTTGGTGCCCTGCCACACTTGGCTGGACAGCTTCTCGATGACGTTGCCTACGGCAGCAGCCTCGAACGACAGCGCGCCCGCACCACCAGCGTCGCTGATAGTAACGAGCAGTGTGGCGCCGCCCAAAGAGGCGTCGGCGGTGGCCGGCTCGGTGCCGTCATAAATTTTGAGCTTCATGCCGGACAAGCTGCCTGTAAGGCCGTCGGTGTCCAGCAGGGATTTGGCTAGGCCAGTGCTGATCTTCATTGCCATGATGCTACCCTCAGGTGGTTGGAACCAGCGTGATGCCGGCGGCTACAGAGAATTGGGTCCCGATGTCCATCGTCTTCGGGGTGTTGAACCGCGCGATCGACAGCAGCACACCTGTGTTGCCGGCCTTGACCGAGCTGGACACGAGGAACGCGCCGTACAGCGTGGTGGCCGAGGTGAACGTGAACACTGCCTTGTTGGCGATGTTGTCTACCAGAGACACAGCGTCATAAGCGTGGGTCCACACCGGGCGGGTTGCCTGTGAGTACGCGGTGGACTCGCCCACTACCACTGGGAGGTCTGCCGAGGTCACGCCGCTGGTGGGTACATAGTTGCCGGAGAACACCCCGACGAACCACGAGCTGATGGGAGAAGTACCGTCGCCACGCAGCAACCCAACGATGTGATCGATGGACACCTGTGGGAGTAGGTTGAAATCGGTGAACTGCTCGATCTCGCCGCTCGGCTTAATGATCTCGCAGTCATATCGGAAACCAGTGCCGAGTACGCTCATGGGTTTATAATCTCCCCAACGAAGAAGTCAGATGCGGCCAACGGATTCGGCCTGTTTTTGCCTTGCAGCGTAGTGACAACCAACTGGTTGCCGTTGTTCTCCAGTACGCCGGCCGCGCCCCGCGACGTGTCTACGGGGGCGAACGTATCCCGGTTGACGAGTTGTATCCCGTCGCCGTTGGTTATCGCCTGCCCGTATCGTGTCATGAATGCGCCCCGCCCATCTGGTAGCTGCACCGCTGTGCCTGGAACTGCGGGAAATTCTAACACCGTTTTCTGGCTTATTCCATCACCCTCGACGTTTGTCAAGGCGTAACACTTATCGGCGCTGACGAACAACGCGCCAGCGCTCAGCAGCACACCCACATCCGCCCCGAACTGGAGGAACCCACGCACCCGGTCAACCAGGTGGGGCTGCATGGGGTTGGTCTGCTCGACGGCGTTATTCTTGGCTATCGCCAGGGTTGCGTTATGCGCTACCACTTGTGTGCCGGGGCGCGGGGCGCGGGTCAGTACAGTGGTGCAGCGGGTAGTGTCGTCGCGGATCTGCCCAACGACCACATCGCCTGTTACGTCAACAGTGTTCTGGTGGAACAGCGTACTGCCGTTAACCGAGCTGACGTAGATGTTTACCACGCAGTCGGTAGGAACGGACGCAATGGTCACTGTCAGAGCCGCACCGAGGGCAGCGAAGATAACGATCGGCTTGTCCGTACCGCCCTCACGACCCCAAGAGTCTGTGTGGGTGACGGCCACTTGGTAGTAACCCTCGATCAACCCGCCGGCCGCAGACGCAGTAACTGTCGGTTGGTACAGCACGTCAGGTACGCCCCAAGGCGTAGCTTCGAGCCCGTCGTACTGTAGGCACTCGTTCTCGGTACTGAGATACAACACGTCGTTGAGCACGTCGCCGGAGAACGCACCGGCACCAGCGATGGTACGCAGTACCCGCGACACACCGCTCTCGGTGTTCAGTTCAACTAGGTCGGTGCCGTCGGCGATGAGTAGGTTGTTGCCCAGCGACAGCACGCCACGCACCGCAGTACCTGCGTAGACCTGTTCGTACCCAGCACGCAACGCCAGTCGCCCGCCGGGGAGTGGGTCTAGGTTGACCGTATGACGGACGAACCCTTCCGGCAGCCGGTCCTTGGACGCTAGGTTGTTGGAGCCCTTGGACCAGTTGTCGCGTTTATCCGTTGCCATTCAACACCTGCTTGGCCTTTTCCCACCGTGCTCTGCGGTCTGCGGTGCCGTGGGTGCCGCCGTTGATCTTGCGGGTAATCTGGTCGAACACACCGGCGTCCGCCAGTTCATTCAGCCCGTTCGAGTGCCAGAAGAACGCAGCGGATACCGCAGCATACTCCGGCTGCTCCAGCAGCTCAGGCACCGCGGTGAAGTTCGTACCCACCGCAGCCCCTAGCTTAGCGTAGTTGGCGCGGCCCGTGGTCTGCATAAACCCACGCCCGCGGAACCTCCACCCGTCACCAGACGCCTCGTCGCCGTTACCGATGCGGTTGGCGTAGGTGTTGTTGGCGATGGCCTCCGGCTCGCGTGCGAGGTTCTGTGCCAGGGCGTTAGGTGCGCCGCTCGTGCCGCGATACCGCGACGGCCATGTGGCAGCCAGTCCTTCGGCACTGTAGTTCAGGTTCTCTACCACGAGGGTCAGACCGGCGGACTCGTGCCCGATCTGGGCGAGGAACGCCGCAGCGCGTACTGGCGAGTTGATCTTGTACCGAGCCATGACGCGGTTGAGCGGCGCCCGGATCATCGGGTTGGCTTTGGGGAACAGGGTGGAGAACTGCTTCTCCGTCAACGATACAGCCACAGGCGCGGCTTCCTCCTTGTGGCTGGGTACTGGGTCGGGCTTGCGAAATAATACCGCTAGGGCTTGGAGGAAGCTCACTTGGCGACCCCCTTATTCTTCTCGTAGGTCCGGGCGCCGGCATAGCCCAGGTAGCCGGTGGTGAAGGCCCACCATAGCTGCTCGGGAATCGCAGCGAACCCACGCCCTACGTTGGTGAAGTACACGTCCATCTGGTCCGGCGCGAAAACGCCGACCACCGGCGCGAAAAACACCATGGACAGGATGATGAAGTAAAACACGTACAGGAAGCTGGGGCGGGCGCGGCTAGTCCACGGGTCAGAGCTGCTGGCCTCAGCCAAGATAGCCGACATGCGGGTCTCTAGTTCTTTCAGCTCGCCGGCCTGCTGCATAGCCAACAGCTCAATCTGTTTGCGGGCACGCTCGGCTGGGTCTGGGAAGAACTTGTCCAGCAGCTTGCCGCCAATATCAAAAATACCGCCTAGCAACAGTGGGTTCATTTGCTATCTCCAGATGTACCGACCCAGACCTTCGATTCGATAACAGCAATGCGCCGGTCCACAGCCTTGAGGTCCACGTCGACCTGGTTGAGCGTGTTGATCTGCCCGACCACGTACCACTGGATGAACCCCCACAGTAGGGTGCCAACCAGGGCGCCCCCTTTGATGAAACTGTACGCCTTGTGAAAGGAGCTATCCACCCGGCGGACTTCTTCGCCATTGACTCGGATGGATGAGAACGCTCGATCGAGCGCCTGTCGGTGCGTGTCGTGCTGTTCCTGCAATCGAACCAACTGCACTTGCATGGATATGAGCATATCCATCTTGGCGGCCAGCTCCGACATGCCGGTCTGCAGACCACGCATCTCGGTTTTGAGTACTTCGACGTTAGTCTGCATATCTAACATGCCTCGGCCTACCCTTACTGCTAGGTGAGTTCTGTTTATAGTGGCTAGAGAGTATCATCGCCCGAGTACCGCGTCGATTGTCTGCCCTGGCATACGCGACGAAACGATGCCTGTTTGCGTAGCTACCTCCTGCGCCCTAGCCCTGCTGGTAACTGCACGGGCCATGTCCTGCGCGCGGATAGCGAAGTCTGGGTAGCGCTCGTTCCAATCTTGGATGTCACGCTCGGTCTCCGCTATACCATCGCGGTCGCCCGATGTGTACGCCACGGCCATGCGGGTGAGATACCGGTTCTTGAGGTCAAACGCGGTCTTGTTGGCCCGATACACCGCCGACCGCACACCCTCTACATCCCGCCGCTCCGCGCTGCGCAACCCGATGGATTGCGTCACTGTGGATAATACACTCGGCTCGTGGTAGACAATCTTATTGGTGGTGGACGCTCCATACATGGTCTCTTTTACCGCCTTCCAAGCATCCCTGAATGGTTTAGGCAGCAGCTTCTGCGAGGCGTCATACACCTCGCCGTCCGCTACCGCGGCCGCGCCATCCAGCATATCGAACAACAACCCGGCGGATGGGCCGAGGTTCTGTAGTACGTAGTACTGCGCGGTCTCACTTGGCCGCCCGCCCACGGGGGCATATTTACCGCCGAGCGTTATCAATGAGTCCGACGCGATCCGCTGGGTATCCACAGCCCCAGCGAGGACGCCATGGGTTGCGTACTTGCCGAAATAGTTGAGGAAGTCCTGCTCAGCTGTGGTCAGATCGTCCTCCGGCTTCCACGCGTCCATAAGCCCGAAGATAATGGGGGCCAGAATGGTTCCGGCTACCCCCGTAAACGCTAGCTGCATGCCCACAAGGTAGGCCAGTGCGCGGCGCGCCTCTCGCTTGACCTCAGGGTCCGTACCCACAACACCATCCCGGATATCCTTGCCGATCATGGCCAGCATATGGAACCGGAACTGTTGGAACTGCAGTGCCAACGCACCTACATCGCCTTGCATCACGGATGGCTTATTGCTCTGGCTGTAGTCGAAGTGGGTGGTGTCTATCGCGTTACGCCCGGCATCGGTGAGCTTCGCTTGCAACTCGGTGTGCGCTTGTGAACCCACCGCAGGTATTGGTTCGCCTGCCGCCCTGCGCTTTTGCAACTCTAGGCGGGCCGCAGCTACAGACGTAACCTGCCGATTGAACACCTCCGACTTGTGCATGGCGATGGACATGATCTGCACTGCTGCGCGCCGGTATGGGGAGAGCATGTCGGCAGCCCCGCTAGCCACGTCGGCCAGATCGTGTGCCTGGGTGAAGTCCAGAGTCCCGTCTTCGTACAACGCGGTCAGCATACCGGCCACGAGCGCCTCTGCCGGGTCTGTGGCGGCGGCCTTGTTTATCACCGACCCTTCTTTCAGGAGATCGAACCCGGACTTGAAATATTGACCCGCAGCCTTGTTGACCTCTCGGGTTGCCGCAGCTACCCCGTACCTAGCGGCCAGCCGGGGGAGCGCCACCATGTATGTCTGCGAGGCGTTGAGGAATAGCTGACTCAGGCTGGTCATGTAGTACAGGAACGACACCTGCATAACACCCCGCGCCGCTTCCCCCCTGTCAACATCCAAGCTAGCTTGGTGCTGGTGCTTGACCGCATTGGCTATCGACTGGAGTTTGTCAGTGTCCGTGTTCTTAACCGCGGCGTCCTCTGCGTATAGCCCCTTTCCTACATCAGCCACGTAGGTATCGATGGCCGTCATTGCGGAGCCGATTACGCCGTCGTACTTTACACCAGCCGTGGTTCTGGACGACCGAAGCGTGTAGTCGGCGAACGAACGCATCGCATCCATGTCGAAACCACCGACGTTTTTGCGGGTGCGTGCGTGCTGCATGAACGCATTCTGTGGGAGCGACTGCAGGTACGATTCCGTCAGGCTGTTGGTCAGCGCTCGGAGCATCTTATTCCGCGACCGCTCCTCCATACCGGCGGGAATAACCCCATTCAGGTCCGCCGCGATCTTGGCAGTGAGTTGCTCCAGGGTCCCTCGGTTGCCCGCGCTATCGATCTGCAGGCTAAAGTCTTTGCGCCCGCCGATGTTCACTGTGGCGCCGGTCTCCCCTGTGCGCTCAAAGTTCTCGTTGATCTGCTTGCGTGCGATCTCAGCATCTTGGCGCGTATCGTACGCGGCGAAGTACGCCACGGTGTTGTCTTTCCAGACGGTCACGTTGTATTCACCGTTACGCTGCAGCGGGGAGTACGGGCCTTCCGAGATGCGCTGCATGGCAGCGCGGACATCCGATTCGTATTTCTGGATCAGTTCTATTGTGCCGTCGTCCTGCTGCACGGACTCTTGGTGGGCCTTGCCCGCGCGGCGCAGCTCTGCGAGCAATACCGCGTGGTGGCGGTCCCACTGCTTCTTGTAGATAGCCTGGGCCTTCTTGTATATCTCCTGGCCCTTTGGCCCGATAGCCTGGTACGCCTTTTGCAGTCGTGCGTGCCCCGCTTGTCGTTCTTCCGCGGTGTACCCGGCGGCGGCGTAATCAATGTCGCGTTGATCTTCCCACGACTTATCAGGGAACACCTTGTAAAACGTGCTGTACTGTTTCATGTGGTTCAGTGCGTTGTGCTTCTGCGGGTTCTCCCGGCTGAACTTTGTCCACTCGCCGGCAACATCCATGATAGACGCAGCCCCCAGCTTCTCCCCGTCGTACTCCAGATCCGTTGGGCGGGTAAGTGACTGGTTGAAGAATGCCTCTTTAGCCCGCTTAGCGTTAGCCAAGGTGCTGATACGCCCCCCGAACATCGGGTCATACCAGTCTTTTAATTGGTTCAGGTGCATAGCGTGTTTGGTGTACAGCGCGCCCAGCTTGTTCTCCTTGATCGCGTTCCACACCTGCCGGGCAACACCTGCGGACGCTTCCCCCGCCGCCTTAGTAATGTCGGACAGGGGGGTTGTCTGCTGGTTAGGCTCTGCCTGGGCTTTAGCTATCACATCCTCCATGTCGACCTTGATCCTGGAGAACTTAGGGTCGGCCGCGGCTGCTGCTTCCGGGTTGTTCAGCCACATATCCGCGTTGGCCATCTCGCTGCGTACCTGCCCTGCGGCGGCGCCGTTGATCACCCGTGCCACGTCGCCCAACAGTGCGTCGACCTCTTTGTTACTAACCACATAGTCACGCACACCGAACACACGAGCGAAGAAGTCCCTTACACCAGCCCGGAGCTTAGACCAGATGTCCTTATTCAGCCGCTCGCCGGAGGCCAGCATGTCAGCCAACACTTCCTCTGCGGCTAAGGTGCGGCTGGCGCGGCGCTCGGCTTCAGTGCCTTGGGCCATCTTGAGGTCAGCCATCTTGCCGCGGATACGCCCGCGCATATCGGCGTTGGCCCACATGCGGTTGGTGGCTGCGTTCAGACTAGGGCCGAGTAGTGTGGCAAGCCCGCTGTGACCCAGCTCGTGCGCCAGGGTGAGGGCCATATCCTTGCCGTTGGCAATGTTCTCGCGCACTAGATAGATATTGCCGTTGTAGAACATGCCCTTGACGTTGGTCGGCAGCGCCAGTCCGGTCTCGGTCTGCAGGTCGGCTACGGTATCCACGCCAGTTACGGGTACGGTTAGGTTGCCTTGGGCTGTGGTGACGGCGCGGTCGAACACACGCTTGTTCATCGCCTTGCCTGCGGTGCCTTGGGCGAACTTGGCTGTCTGCGCCTTAACCCGGCGGAATGCAGCGCGGCGGGTAGCTTCACCGGCAGGGCTTAGGCTACCAGCCTGTGCAAACGGCTCACGGCGGATAAGCTCCGCAGCAAGCCCAGTGCCGATGCCGCGCCCTTGCGCCTCCTGGACTACTATGTTCAGCGTCTCGCCGTCGCGGCTCTCAATCTGCCCAACGACTTCGCCGCCTTGTTCTGCGTACAGTGTGCCGTTGGCGTCTGCGTAAACATCGACCGCAGTACCTTGGCTATCTGCGAACGTAGCCACCTTGGGGGCGCTCGCTGGGCGGTCTAGATCGCCTACGCGCACAATAACCACGTCGCCGGCTTCGCTGGTAGCACCGGTCGGGTTGATAGTGGCGATGTACTCGTCTTCGCTCATAGCCAAGGCGCGCTGCAGCTCGGTAGGTCGTACCGGCACCGTATCCGCAAGCTCGAACGTAGCACCTGTGACCCGGTTAACCGCCTGGGCGATGTGCGTAGTGACCTCGCTGCGGCCATCCTGTGGCATAAGCGCGAACTCAGGGTGTGCTTGGGCGGCCATAACCAATGGGTTCAGCTCTGCCAAGTCACCAGCGATGTCGATCCCGTACAGCATGGCGGCGAGTACCGGCTGTGGGTTGCCCTGCTGCTCCTTCATACCAACCAGGGCGTTGAGCTGTGCTGCGCCGGGGTAGGTCATGTAGTCCGCCCACGCCTGTGCGTCATAGCGCGGGGCTGCTGTGGTTACTTGTCGTGGGGTCGCGGCGTCGGCGCGTTGGTTGGCTGCCTCGCGCCGAGCTACGTCCACCATAGATTCTTGGCGGGCTCCTGTCCGCATAAACTCCAAGGTGCTCACTGGGTCCGCGAAATCAAGCCGTATCTGCTCATCGTTCGACAATTGTGCCCATTCTGTCGGGTGATCTCCCGCCCATTTGGCGATGTCGCGAATTGCTTTCTGTACGCTGCTCACCTCGGCTTGTATTTTACCGGCGCGCCCCGCTCTAGCCATATTCGGCGAATCTATGTTGACTTCTATAGTGCCTCGCAGGTCTACACCTTCGGGCATCTCATTGCGCTGGCGAATATCGTCCATGCGGCGGTTCAACCACGCAGATACTACTGGGGTCTGGGTAATGTTCTCTGCCCCGCGAACCTCTGTCTGCGGCTGCGACATAACATCGAGCAGCCCTTCGATGATCGCCACCTGCTTGTCACCCAGCGGGCGGCCCTGGCCTGTGGCCGCGCGGTCGAGCCAACCTTGTACGTCTGCCGCGTTGTAGCCGGTGTTCGACAGTACGGACTGTACCTCGGGGATAGACGACAGCCACTCGGTACGACCTACCACTGGGCCTGTGTCACCTTGCGCACGCAGCAGCCGGCCGCCGCGTTCAGCCCAGTATGTACCGGCAAGCAGATTGCGGAGCTGCGACGCGGCGTCGGCGGTGAGCCCGGCTACCTGCGGGGTTGGGCGAAGCTGCCAACCTTGTGCGCGGACGCGGTTGAACGGGATACCCCGGCGTCCGCCTTGGGCGTCTTCTACCAATACGGTGCGGCCAGCGTTAGGCGCTTGTACCACACGGAACTCTTGGCCTTGTTGGTCTACCCACACCTGCCCCACCTCGCCGGCTTTTACCGCCTCGGCTGGGATCAACGGTGCTTCCTGGGGGGCTTGCGCCTCGGTCTCCGGTGCCGTGCCGAACAGTTCTTCCTCAGTAGTAGCCACCCCGCCGCGATCGAACGCAGCGCCAACGCGCTGTTCTTCTGTTACCGGGTAGTTGTTGACCAGCGCGCCCAACAGTGCGGATTGTCCGCCGGCAGCTTCTACCTGACCCAACCGGCGAGCGGCTTCTACGCCCACGGCAATATCGAACTCGGGGGTGCCTGGGCGTGCGCCAGTAGCGGCTGCAGCATCCACGATAGCCTCGAACTGCGCGCCTTGGGCTTGGCGCGGGGTGATACCGGCCTTGTCTACGAACGCTTGGCGTACCGACGCCTTGAACGCGCCACGAGCTTTCGGGGTACTCAGGTCCGGAGCTTGCGCCGGCGCTACGGGTACTTCTGCTGCGGCAGCGCGGCGTGCGGCTTCTGCGCCTGCTACTGCGGGGCCGAACTGCTGCGCCACACGCTCGATGGGCGCGGTCTCGCGGATAATGTCTTGTACGCTGCGGCCGGCAATTTCTTCTACCTGTGGCAGACCAGCGACTTCTTGGTCTGTGGCACCAGTGTACTGGTCGAAGCTAATCTCCTGCACACCCATGCGTGGTGGCTGCTGTGCTTGTATTGCACGCTGCTGGGCCACGATGGCGTTGAGTCCACTAAGCCCTGGAGGCGGTACGGCACCCAGGTTAATTTCTTCTGCGTCGAACTCAGCGCCGGGTAGCGGTGTGGCGCCGATGTCGATTTCTTCCTGGGTTTCGCCTGGTAGCGGTGTAGCACCCAAGTCAATTTCTTCTTGGATCGCACCGGCCGCCCGCCGAGCGCGCATCATGGCGTCCAGCGGACGGTCGCCGGTGCGTAGCCCCAAACCTTCAAGCTCAGCTTCCAGCTCTGCCTGTACGGCCTGGATCTGTTCGCGGGTCTGCGTTGGCTTGCGCACGTTAGCAGCACCGAACGCTGCACCGAACGTACCACCCAGCAGACCGCCGAGGGCCGCACTGGTGGCGGTGCCTTCTTCGATAGGTCGTTGGCCCGCTACGTTGCGAATAGCCTGCTGGCCTGATTCCTCCAGCGCCTCTTGTGTGCCCTCTCGCAGCGCGCCGGCACCAATCCGTGCAGCCACGCCTCCTGCTTGCTCTACGCTCCCGGCGCCTGCGAAGCGCTGCGCTACACGGGCCTCAAGACCTGCCGCGCCAGTAAATTTGTTGGTGCCGAAACTCAGTAGCGCGTTAGCGGCAGCCCCGCCCATACCGGCGAGCTGTATTTCGTTCTCGCTCAAGCCTGCGCCCCGCGCCTCGTTGATCGCGTCGACGTTACCCATACCACCCATAGTGGCTGCGTTGGCCGCCAGCGCTGCGCGAGTAGCCTGTGTGTTCGCGTGGAGCGCTGCTGCCCCGGTAGATGCGCCGCGTGCTGCGGCGGTAGCCTGTGCGGTCTTAGCCGCAGCACCGGCTGCACCCAGGCCAGGCAGGAAGAACGCCAACGACTGAACACCCATATCTGCCAAGACGCTGGGGGTAGTCACCGCTTCGGCGAGACCTGTGCCAACACCTTGTTGGAACGCACCCATGACGTTTTCGCGCCGGGCTTGGATTGGTGCGGACTTCCAACCTTCTAAGGTTTCTTGTGTTTCTTGGAGATTGCCGGAGAACCCGGTAGCCCTATCGAGCGCGCCGAGGGTAGCCACGTTTGCTAGACCATAGGCAGACCCGCCCAGACTGACGGCGGACTGCAACCCAGCCAAGCCTACGTCGCCCGCTACCTCGCCAAGCGTACGGTCGCGGGTGCGTTCGGCCTGCGCCGTGGCGTCTATGGCAGCTTGGCGCTTTGCGGCGTCCGCGGCGGCTTGGTTCTGCTGCTGCAGTTGGAGCAGTTGCAGGGAAGTATCAAAAAACGTTGGTTCCGCCATCCTGCAACTCTCCTTCGGGTGTCTATTACTGACTAAACAGGGATGCTACTCGCTTCTGCGCCTCGATCCCAGCTGGGTCTAGTGGGATTATGTCAGTCCCACGGGTAAACCCGGTCACACGCCCCAGCGCGTCCTCTATAGGTTTGGCTGCCGGCTGCCCTGCGCTACCAGTAAGAAGCGTCTGCATCTGCTGCTCGACCTGGGCCGCTTGGGCAATAGCCTCCGGCGTCCCTTGTTGTCGTAGCTGGATCGCTTGCGCTTGTAGCGCTTGGATCTGCTGGTTCTTGAACCGCTCACGAACCGCACGCTCACCAGCTTCGAGGTTGGCCCCACCTTGCGACCTAACTTGCGCAGCTTCTACGGCGCCTTGCGCCGCGGCTTGTGCGTTCTGCAGACCGAGCTGGCCTTGCAGGTTAGCGATCTCCAGGTTACCTGCGCGTTGTTCCTGTGCCTGCGCCGCGGCGCCCGCGCGGGTATCAGTCTGGCCTATCTGCTCGTCCAGCGCCCGGAGGCTCTGGCGGGCTGCAGCGCGGTCCGTTGCACTACCGCGTGTGGTGCTGCGCTCCAGCTCACTACGGCTGATGTCCATCGCTAAGCGATCACGGAGTTGCTGCCCTTCGCGCAGTGATGTGGTGCGGCGCGCGTCGGATTCGTCTAGATACGCGCGGGCCTCGCCGGGGGCGAATCCGCCGAACCCGGTTAGTTGGCTGGACTCCGCGGCTACTGGTGCGCCAACAACCTGCCCTGTCGCTCCGGTAAGCCCCTGCAAGCCAGGCGTAGCGTTTACGTTAGTGAACGATGGGATACTGCCACCCTCTTGGCGGAATATCTCCCCGCCTTGGGCGCCAACGCCAATACCCGTGCCTGCGTAGCTGGCGGGTTGCGGACCTACTACACCTGCGCTCGGTGCGGGTTGTTGCGACTGCACACCCGTGGTTGGCGTAACACCAGGGGCAGTTACGGGGGTAGGTTGCGGAGCCGGTTGGGTTGGCTGAGCGCCAAGCGCACCGAGTGCCGTGGATCTGGCACCGCTAAGGGCGTCGCTGATCGGCTGGAACGCCTGTGACGTAGCCTGCCCGAGCTGCGACAGACCACCGCTGATGCGGTTCTGCGCGGCGGTCAGGCGCGGGTTTACACCCCCCTCCAGCGTGCCTACATCGCCGCCCAGCGCTTGAGTGCCTCGGAACCTAGCCAAGTCAGCCAATGCAGCCACGGGTGTGGACAGCGTGCCGAGGGCCACGTCAGCTGCAGCCTGCCCTACGTTGATAGCGTTAGGGTTGGCGCGTTGTTGCGCGGCCGGGGTGTTGGTTATATCGAAACTGGTCTGTCGTGGCTGTCCCGGCGCTGCTGCACGCCCTGCGACTCCCGGTTGCGCCGGTTTACCATCTTCCACATACAGCCCGGTGGCTGGATCAAGTACGAGTGCCATGTGTTCAGCTCCAGTTAGCGCGCGGGCCGAACTCGACCTGCTGTACGTTCAGGTATTTCATGTCGCGTTTACACTCCAACACCGCGGCTTCAAACCTGGTGCGGTGTTGCTCGAACCTGGACCGCACCAGCGCAATGGCCGATACGTCGTTGTCCAGATCCGGGTCGTGGTTACGCATAGCGCGCCACGCAGCCCACTCAACAAGATCAAGGTGCCACTGTTCTGGGATCTCCGGCTCGGCGTCGAGGTCGTTCTTGGTTAGCGGCACAAGGGGTCGGCGCGCGACCTGCAACCGAATAACCTTGCCGGCAGCGGCGGCCGACGGGATTGGGTAAACACCAAGGAACCCAGTGTCCCGATCGGTGTAATAAATTCGTGGCTCCCCGGTTTCCCGCGGTGCCTGGTACGACGTGTTGGGTGTCAACTGGCTGTCCGAACCGAAACGCGTACCCCAGTTGGCCCGACCCAGCACCATACGCCCGTCGAGCTGTGCGCCCAGCACGGAGATGGTGCGGCGGTCCAGTGCGTATTCCTCTTGGTCTGCCACCAGCGTGATGTTCGCTATGGCAGCAGTCCGAGAGTCTCGCAGGCACAACGTCTGACTGGCGAATTTCTCCTCCGCGTCCCTGATGTACAGCAGCAGCGCGTCGTCGCTCCAGATCGAGTCGTCGACTTCACGGCCGTTGGCCGCAGTCGATGCGTCTCGGAGGATGTTTCGGCGCAACTCACCCAGCAGGTCGCGGAGGTTCATGGGTTAACCCCGCCAGATTTCGTAGGGATACACCTTCATCGAGCGGTGGCCGGTGAGGCGGTCGAACTGGTCCTTCACCGGCTTGTCGGCGATGATGTTGTCGATGCTCGGCAGCAACCAACTCGGCACTTTGTACCAGACCTCGGAGGTCATGATGAACTGGCGACCGTTCACGCCGAACGGCTGGCCGCCGGGTGGGATAGCGTCGCTGGCGTGCAGCCGGATCAGCTCGTAGTCGCTCTGATCGTCGGTCGCAATCATGCGGTTGATCGATTCCGGCTCTTCCTGCTCAACGGCTTGGCGTCGGGCGCGGGGTTTGCGCGGTTGCACCGGGGTTTGTACGCTTTTGTCCAGCATGTCATCGCTCATGGGTACTCGCTCTTAAACGCTTCATTGAATGCCGACTCGCCATCTTCGGCCTTTTTCTTTGGGTTGTGCTGCATCTTCGGCAGCATCGCCGCCAAATCTTGGACCAAGGCTGCGTCGGTCTCGTAGACCCGTGTAACCATAGGGTCTTTCCACTTCGCCCCGTCTTTACGGTTGGCCTCTTTCACCTTCATGTCGTCGTACCGCAGTACGAAGCCGTTCTCGGCTCGGGTGATATGGTACTCGTTCATCTTGACGACCTCGTACGGTTGTGTGTGGAGTATCGCTGCTTGTGCTTTTTAGGGCAAGTGCGGCGAAGATTTAGTACGCAACCGTTATGTCCTAGTGCTGGATAAAGAAAACCCCCGACTGGCGGGGGTTTTCGTGAAAACTACCGTAAAATCAGTAGTTTACGCGGTTGCAGCCACTTCGCCACGAATTACGCCGAAGGCGTTCGTAATGAGGGAAGCGTGGTACATCTTCCACGAGATTACGCCGCGCTGAGCCAGCGGGTCGGTCTCGGTCGCCTTCGGATACACCACAGCCATGGTGGCCGGCATCGAGCCGGTGTTGGTGTTGGCGCGCAGCGGGATGATGCTGAACGAGTCCTTGGCCAGGAAGATCAGCGGGTACACATCCGCCAAAGTACCGGTGGTGGACAGCATGGCGCCTGCAGCACCACCTGCGTCAGCGAACGCGGTGAAGACGGTGGAGCTGATGAAGCGAACGTCCTCGACCCGACCGATCTCACCCTCGAACGCCTTACCCTGCGCGTAGTTGGCGACGTTGATGTAGCCATC